GTTTAACTACTAGCCAGTTTGTCTTTAAAGAGTCAGCTTTTTACTTACAACAGTTGCATTTTTGGTGGTCAGCCACCACCTTGCAAGTCTAACTTGTTGATTGAATTCAATTCTTTGTGTATGTTTGTTGGTATCTAATAACCTTCACCAAACTTTGTAATAGAGGCAAATGTAAACCATATATAAAAATAAAATTTGTCCAATGTTTCTTTTCATGTTATGAATGATTACTAATTCAGCCTAATTTGGTAGATTTAAACTCGTGATCAACGATACTTAGTAGAATAAGGAAGTACCTATATCTGCTATTTCATTTCCTAACTGCGCTTTTAATGCAGCGTACTTAGAAGAGGCACCCATATTTCGGCCTGATAATACGATCTATCCAGTTTCAAATGGCGCTGTGAACCAGCCATTTGCTTTAGTAACCGTACATTTAATTATGTATAGGGGACACTCAGGAAAGACTCATTAGTCGGCGTGATGTCTAGACCTTTGGATGGCGTAATGAACCATCAAATTCTGCTGAGAATTCTTCAGAATAAACAAACGGTCAAACCATTGCTAACCGATACGTTGAAGTTGGCGCCACACCCGCGGCGAATAACAACTAATGATGCGTGTAATTAAACCAACTGTTTTAGTTGGCCAAAGCTTTTGTGTCGAAGCTTATGGATAAAACCATTAGCGGGCTCTGCCCGTTGTTGGTTCCATATGCTTGCCGTCTTTTATTTTTATGAAGATGTCGAGCTACGGAACTTTTAACGAGGCCAAAACGAAAAAGAGTACTGGTATAGTGGCCAGTGCTCGTCCTACGGGGCAAGCTACACTACAAAACAAAATCGACTTTGCACAACGTTTCGCAGAGTTCAGCTCACTACTATTGCAGGGATTTTCTTTCCCCCTACACGATGATATTGATCACGACGTGCTAGCCGCACAGTCTGGACGATCAAATGTTTATGCTTTCGATGAATACCTGAACACCATACATCCTCCGATGTATCTCTTTTATCTGTGGAATGTGTTTTATTTGACACTTGTGTTCTTTTCTCACATAGACACTACCTCGAAATTCATAGTGTTCATATTTGGATTTTTCCTTTATGTTGTTCTTTTCGTTGCATTTTGCCGTTTATTGTACAAATGGTTGCACGATATTTTCCGACCTGTACTTGAACCTCAAATGGGTACATTGGGTGTTGATCCTTTTTTGAAAGAGGCTATTCATATTTGGTGTTTGTTTGAGAGCCTGAGAGACGCCAGAACCAAGAGGGGGATGATAGCTGCAATAGTACAATATATGCAAGCACATACGACTCATTCTTTGCCTTTGACGATTTATCGTAAGGCCTTTGCAATATCGTACATATCTGATTGGACATCAGATGAGGGTTACAGTTTCATCGAGCAGATGATTAACTCGTCCTTCGATAACACGCTTGAAGATGATGATAATGGAGAGGTTCGGGTGTTAGATCCACAGAATGGGAACGTCCCGTGGCATATTGCTTGTGACGCAGCATTTACAAAATGGAAGACCTTTCGTGAGTCTCCAATGGCCTGTAAATTTTCCCATTTCATCAATGTTATTGTTTCTGCTGGTATGTGTTCTACTTCCAATCTCGAATTCAAACTCGGTAATGTAGCTTTATTTAGTCCTATTGTGATGAAGAAACAGCTCAGTTCTGCAGATGTCTTTGAAGCCTTTTATGAAGCTGTTTCTGGTTTTATGAAGGGTGGATGGAAAGTCTACGAGACTGGAACTATTTCAGCTTTCTTTACTGATGATGATGCGATTAGTGAATTTGATATGCTGTACAATAAAATTCAACAATGTCATGGATACGCACTTACTGGAAATCTGCGTGAGTATACCGATATAGATGACAACGAGTATGACAATTGCATTAAGAAAGCCATCCTTTTCGGAGAAGAATTGCTCAAAACCATCAAGAGGGCACAAACTTTTGAACGGAAATACGTGTCAGACCGCATCGACAAAATGAGAGGTCAGGAGTCGGAATTTACTCAATTACGAACTCGAGGTGGTCTGCGTGTGTCTCCTTTCGCCATATGTTTATTTGGTAGATCAGGGTGTGGGAAATCTTCTTTGACCAATTTATCTATCGTCGCTGGTTTGAAGTACAATGGCTTGAGTTATGAGAAAGATCGTATAGCGACTTGGGCAGACAATGACAAGTTTGCTTCTGCTGTTCGATCACATATCAATGCAATCATCTTTGACGATTTTGCTAATACGAAAGAAGACTTCATGGACCATTCTCCAGCATACAGATTAATTCAAGTTATCAACAACATCCGTTATCTTGCGCCAATGGCGGATGTTTTTCTTAAGGGCAAAGTTTCTCTTAACCCTTATTTCTGTATTGTTTCGACTAATGTTGAAAATTTGAATGCCCACAAATATTCCAATGAACCTGAATCAGTTTTGCGACGGTTGTATCATGTAAAAGTCGAACCTAAGTTGGCTTACTGTGAAAATGGTATTTTGAATAAAGCAAAGATTGAAGCTGCCTTTGGACACACTGCTTGCCCTGATGTGTGGAATCTCACTGTACGTTACTATGATGCTAGAAATAAGCGGTATGTTGATCCTCATTCCTTCAAGCCTGTCACTTTTGAAGGTCAGGCCTTAGAGAACATATCTGTTGCCCGATATTTACGTTGGGTGCAGGTTGCTTCGAAGAAACATTTTGAGGAGGAAAGACAGCTTTTGGCTAATCAAGAAGCAGACCCGGTGGAGTGTTCCAAATGCAAATTTACTTATTGTGATTGCAGCCTACATGGCACTAATTCGCGTCTCGAAGAGAAAGTCAAAGAAGATACCATCGAGCCTCACAGTGGTAGTTTTGAACAAGATGTTCGTAGTTATTTTGAACGTAAGGCGGCTGACATACAGGACTATTACGCAAGGGCTGAATCCAGAGTTGTCATTGCTTCCAGTTTTATTTGTGACAGGTGGAATCGTTTCGATTGTCTTCCCGAACGATATGTTTGTCATCCCTCTGTATTGAAGTTCGGCTTGTATTTTTGGAAAGAGGATTTGAAGCAATCCTTGATAGCGGGCAATTCATTTATTTTCTTTATGTTGGTTGTTTTACTTTATGGGGTTCCTTGTCTTGCTGTGTTTTCTTTGTTCTTTTCGATGGTCAGTTCCTACCTTTTTACATGCGCCACTGTACAAGTATACCAACGGATGATACGAGACAGAATATTGGAATTGAAAGATGTAGTTTCGTCTTATACCCAGGCCTGGCAGACCAAATACGCCATAATTAGCTTGGGTGCAATTTCTATGGTTCTTTTTGCTATGCGTTTCAGACAATCAAGAATTGAACCTCACACCGGATTGAACCCTGAAAACATAGAGGAGATAAATGAGCGAAACGATGCAACTAATCCGTGGTTGCCGGCCGAGACTGTTCCTTTGCCCATGTCTGCTCCATGTAGAACTACGACATCAGTGGATCTGGTTTTAGCAATGCGTACGAATCTAGTTGGTATAGTCTCGGATCGTGACAAGACCACTCTCGGGTTTTATATAGCATCCAATTTTGTGCTAGTTCCAACTCATTTTATTGAGGAGCACGGTTTGCGAGATTTTAATGTTTGTTGTTACAAGACTGGAGAACATAAGGTCGGCAGCTATTTTAGAGATAAGATAGCTATGTCGTATACCACCAAAATACCGTGCACTGACTATTCGTTGTGTTATATGACAAGCGGAGGATCTATGAAAGATTTACGAAAGTTTTTAGCAGTTGATAAGCTTTCCAAGAGTATTCCTGCAAAATTTGTCACGCGGGAAATTATGGACAAGTCTTTGCGTTCCATACAAATGTTGTGTAACCCAACCACCATTGTGACAACAACTAAAAATGCTTTCAGTGGGAGTTATTACAATTTGTCTATCGAGACTAAAAGCGGTATGTGTATGTCTCCTATAATCAGTGACACCAAGGGTTCTACGATATTGGGTTTTCACTTAGGAGGCAAAGGCAAACTTGGAGGCTGCGGATTTCTTACTAAGTCTCAAGTTGATGTCGCTCTTCAGCAATTGTCCAACGTTCATGGTGTCGTATTGTCCGCTTCTTGTGGAGACTTGCATCCGCATATGGGTGATTTTCCTTCGTCCACATATAATCAACCCATTGTCAAAAACACTGAAATACACCCAAAGAGCGCCGTTAATTTTCTGACTGAAGGTGCATTTATTGATGTTTTTGGTCAGACGAGTGGAAAGGCAACTTCTTACAGCAACGTTTGTGACACCATTATATCTGACGCAGTGGAACGACACTTCGGTGTGCCGCAAAAGTGGGGCCCTCCAAAATTGAAGGGTAAGGGCGTTTATCCGTATCAAGCCACATTAGTACATGCTGCTGTACCTAGTCTTCCATTGGGTAGCATCTTATCTGTAGCTGTAGGGTCTTACAAGTCACTGACGGAAAACCTGAAATTGAAAATTCCTGAATTGTTTGAAGTTGGACCATTATCCGATGTGGCGACTGTTAGCGGCTTGATAGGTGTTAAATTTATCGACGCTATGAATTTTTCAACTTCTCCTGGTTTTCCTATGACAGGTTCAAAAATGCCTCTACTTATTGATTTGAACCCTGAGGAATATCCCATGTGTGGAAAGCCAAGAACGTTTGTGCCCGAGGTTTGGGAAGAAGTCAGAAAAATGTCTGATACCCTCAGGTCTGGTGAACGTTGTTACACAATTTGGAAATCTTGTCTGAAGGATGAAGCTACGAAGTTAACGAAAGACAAAGTGCGTGTGTTCCAGAGCGCACCTTTGGCGTTGCAAATACTGATCAGGAAGTACTTCTTACCCATTGTTCGTATAATGCAAATGAATCCCATATTGTATGAATGTGCCGTTGGTGTAAATGCTGAAGGCCTGGAATGGGAAGAGTTGTGGGAGGCTGCTATGAGTAAAGGCAAAGACAGAGTGTTGGCTGGAGATTATAGTAAATACGATGTCCGTATGCCGGCGCAAGCGACTCTTGCTGCTTTTGACATTTTGCTTGACATTGCCAAGAATTGCACTAAATACGTTGAAGAGGACTTGTGTTTGATGCGTATGATGGTTCATGAAGTCGTGTATCCAATCATGGCGTATAATGGCGATCTCATCCAGTTGTTTGGTACTAATCCGTCAGGCCAGAATTTGACTGTCATTATCAATTCTATTGTTAATTCCTTGCTGCTCAGATGTGCTTTCTTCACGAGATATCCTGACAAAGAATTTAAGGAACATTGTGCATTTTTAACATATGGTGATGATGTTATTGGAACTGTCGCTGAAGACTGTGGTGAATTTACGCACATCACATATGCTGAATTTTTGGCACAACATGATATGAAATTTACAATGCCAGACAAAGAATCGGAGCCCACAGATTATATGAAGGAAAGTGATGTTGACTTTCTTAAACGCAAATGTGTCTACAATGAGGACTTAGGCGTAAAAGTTGGACTTTTGTCAGAAGACTCTATCTTCAAGCGTTTACACGCTCATATTCTTTCGAAGGAGTTGACTTTATCTGAACATAGTGCTGAAAATATTGAAAGTTCGCTTCGTGATTGGTTTTATTATGGCCGTGAGGTTTACGAGGACAGACAACGGAAGCTTAAGTGTGTGGCGGAAGATAGTGGTATTCTTCATTTGTGTCCATCTCTTGATGTGTCATACGACAAACGTGTGAGTAGATGGCGTCATAAGTATCTAGGTGAAGAGTTAGAGGAAGATGTCAGTGTTGAGCAAGTTCTTGAAATTCAGTGTGGTGATATGGCTCCTTCTACTGGTTACGATCTGTATGATCATTGTAGAGGATCTAGTCTTGAGTTGCACTTTTGGTGGGAATATTGGGCCGCTTATCTTTCCGTGGCGTTTTCCTACTTTGTGTGGCCCCGTATTGCATTTGGCAAGACTACTGTAAAAATTTTTCCTCACTTCAGTAAACCTATTCTCTGGTACATATTGACGGTGTATACGCAGGGGATGTCAATAGGAGTTGCATTTCGTCTCATTGCTTGGTGTTTGGAAATGTATGTTGTGTTATATGCTTTACCTTTTGTCTACTGGTGTGTCTTTGGCTTTCCAGTGGACGATTCTCCACTTGCACGAGCAAAGAAAATGCAAGTGTGGAGGAAAAATAGAAGACCAAAATCCAGTTCCTTGTCTGGATCCTAAGGGAAAGCAAAATAAGGCGTGTATATATGGTTACCAATGTAGTATTACTTTTGTATAGTTTCATTTATTTTATATTAGGCTTTGTACGTGTAGGCATTTCCCCCGTGAAATACCCCTATTTAGGGGAGTGGTTCGCCGCCACAACGAAATTATTCCACTCAGAAGATTGAGCACTCTTTTGAGATTGTAAATAACCGCTTACTAAAAATTATAAAAACAATAAGGGACGTGATTTCCCAAAAATCATAAAAATAAAAATTGACGACGAGTGGATGCTCGATTGTCAAAGTGGTACCACTGCAGATAATAGTATTTTTAGATCATCTGGTGGCACCCAACAAAATGTTGCGTTTGATTCTCATGACCCTTATGAATATGATGTTCTCTCTGAGATGGATTCTACTCGTATGATGCAAGATTCTGATCAAGCAAATTTGGCCAACTTCTTTTCGCGCCCCGTCAAGATAGCGGAAGAGTCCTGGTCTCCGTCTGTTGCTTTGAATTTTGATATTGCGCCTTGGACTTTGTATTTCAATAATCCACGGGTTTCCAATCGACTTACGAACTTCAATTTACTGCGTGCCAATCTGAAGGTCAAAGTTGTGATAAACGGAAATGGTTTCTATTATGGTCGTATGATGGCTTTTTACCACCCTTTGAGTATCTATGACGACTTCTCTAGTTTCCCATTGAGCGCTGGAAATAGTTTGGTCCAAGCCTCTCAAATGCCACATATTTTCATTAATCCCACAACTTCAATGGGGGGTGAAATGAAATTGCCATTCTTCTGGTATGAAAATTATATGTCCATTCCAAGATCTGATTGGTCCGAGATGGGGTCTCTAAGATTCAGAGAGATGGGTAGTCTGAAACATGCCAATGGAGCAACCGATCCCGTGACGATTACTGTTTTTGCCTGGGCGGAGGATGTTTCTATGAGTGTCTTGACATCCGTCGATCAAGACACTTTATCTCCGCAGTCTGGAGAGATCGACCAAGCCAATTCCACGGGAACTATCAGCGGGCCTGCTACATCAGTTGCGCGTTTTGCCGCATATTTGAAAGGAGTTCCCTATATTGCACCTTTCGCTTTGGCAACAGAAATAGGAGCAAATGCTGTTTCAGCTATGGCGAAAATATTCGGGTATTCGCGTCCTATCATAACTAAAGCGCCAGAGCCTTATCGGCCGACGCCCACTGGCTCTCTTGCCTTGACTACTATACCAGACAATTCGCAAAAGCTCACAGTTGATGACAAACAAGAACTTTCTATAGATCCGCGAATAGCAGGGGTTGCTGCAGTGGACCCTTTGAACATCCGTGAGATTGCAAAGAGGGAATCGTTTTTGACATCCTTCACGTGGCCTGTTGGATCTCCGCCAGACTATCTTTTGTGGAATGGCCGGGTGGATCCTTGTACTCATGCTGTTACAGTGGGCATTCCGGATTCGTTTCACCTTCCTGCGTGTGCTTTTGCGGCTCTTCCATTTCAATATTGGAAAGGTACTATGAAGTTTCGGTTTCAAATTGTTGCTTCGTCATTTCATCGTGGGAGATTGAAGATTGTGTACGATCCAAATTACATAGCTCTATCAGATTACTTGACTTTTTCCGAATACAATATAAACCATTTGAAAGTTGTTGATATCACTGATGAACAGGACTTTACTATTGAAGTCGGTTGCGCTCAAACAGTTTCATATTTAACACACGGTAAAGTTGCCCAGGATGCAGTCACTGAGTTTTATTCGACCTCACGGTATTCTTCTTTAGGTCCTGGTAATGGTGTGTTGGCCGTGATAGTCATGAATGAGCTTACCTCTCCAAATTCTGTTCCAAATAACGATGTTCGAATTAACGTTTTTGTTTCAATGGGAGATGACTTTGAAGTAGCCAGTCCCGATGACTACTTCCAACACTTTGTGTTAGCTCCTCAATCTGGAGAAATGGCAATTGATGGAATTAGACCTGACGAGCTTGACGCACCGCAGCAAGAACAAACTTCCATTATAGGTCTACCACCCTGTGACGATTCTAATTTGAACAAAGTCTATATGGGAGAGGGCATATCTTCTTTTCGTCCTCTTTTGAAGAGATACGCCTTATGGAACACATTGCCTAAGACTGCAACAGCTCCGACTTCAGTCGCGGCTCGTTTCCCTGACTTCCCATATTTGCGCGGTGCAGTTGCTAGTGCAGTGGATTTGACTACTACCGTAACTGCTTATAACTATTGTAACACTTTGCTTCTGCACTGGGTTAGAAACGGTTTTGCCGGGAGCAGGGGATCTATACGTTACAAACTAGTTCCACGAGGCCCTTCTGATCGTGGCGATTTAATTACTGTACAACGAGCTCCGTATGTTGAAGGAGCTCCCGCGTACGTAAATCCGGTCCGTTCAAGTTTGAACACGTATTCTGATGATGTCACAGCTCGAAGAGATGCCATGAATGCTTGGGTTGTTGGGACTTTGAATTCTCTTCCTCTTTATGAGAATCCAATGGGTGGGACTCGTGGATTAGCTCTAACCACGAACCAGGTTAATGGATCTATTGAATTCGAAGTTCCTTATCAAACTCATTACCGTTTCACTCCGGGCAAGCCCGAGGTATATCATGTAGACATGCGCTTTGAAAGCGCATGGGATGTCCATATGTACCTCGCAAGTGGAACAACTGAATCAGCAGCTCAGACCTATGATATATATGCCGCAGCCGGTGAAGACTTCCAGACCTATTTCTTCACTGGTTTGCCACGTATCTATT